GATTTATCCCCCTCATCTAAGCGATTTTCATGTCTCTCCAGTATAACAGAAACACGATTGCTGTTTTCGGAAATGGTAGATACAGCACGCTCTAACTTGTCCAGCATCTCTTTGGAAAGATCCTCGTAGATGTCAAGTTTAGATTCGAGTATTGCTAACTTACCAAGTCCAAACATCTCACTTCTGATTTCTAAGGTGCTTCATTCTCTTATCCATAAAGAATTTACCTGCTTCGCCAGGCATAATTCTTTCAATACTAATGTCACCTCTGTATCTAGGATTGATAAGGAGACGAAGTTTTTGTGTCAACTCTGCAGGAGAAGATGCATAAACAATAGTCTCACCAACCTCAGGAATATTTACTTTATATTGAAATAGTCTGGAGGGCATTGAAGGATTCTCTCTAGACTCACCTAGTTTATTACCAGGAGCAACTAACTTTTTAGCATCTTTCTTTTTTAGTTTGCCACGAAACTTCATGACAGGATCATAACCAGCGGTCGGACCTTTAGCAGCATCCCCACCAGTAAAACCAGTTGTCATCATTTCTTCTTTCATAGCAGTTGCAACTCTTCTTGGATATCTTCGTCTATGTCAAGATCTTTCATCATCCCTATAGGATATTTATTTAAGAACAACAAAAAAGTTTTCAGCATACACCAATACTCCCTCTCTAATTTAAAGAAGAGGAGGGGTGTTGTCGCTTCGCCAAAAACATTATAAAGAATGATAAGGTGATTAACAATAAGGTGGGTCCTTAGAGACCCACCCTTTAAGTATCTTTTGAATAATCTTTTTAGATACTTAAACCGTTTCATGTCTTCGTCGAAATCCTCTCTGGTAACACAGTGAGGATTTTCATAATGTTTCATAGCGAAGAGAATGTAGTTTCCTTCATTCAATTCGCTAAACATATATTATCAGCTACCAAATGTGAGTGTTGCTACGTCGGAGATTACCTCTTCTGCACCATTATCAGAGTTGACCTTAACACGATACTGGTATCCATCTTCTGCAGCAGTAAGACCTGTGAGTGCCAGAGTGGTGTTGGTTGCACCAGAGATGTTGCTGAAGCGACCAGTCGTGCTAGTACGACGCTGCCATTGGAAGGTAGCGGTGCCAGAGTTGGTAACGGATGCTGCGACCAAGAATGTTGCTGCACCACTGGAAGAAGTCTTATCAGTGTTATTGGTGCTCAACGTGATGGTATTTGCTGCATCTGCTGCGATGGTATCATCGGAGAGAGTCTCGTCTGCGTTTGCCTCAGGATTCGTGAGGACCATCAGGTGCTCTGCACGGTGGCGGGTTGCACCAGATACATCAGTATAGGTGTGATATGCCCACCAACCAGGGGCAGTGATGCCACGCTCTTTGTTTGCTGCAAGACCTGCTTCTGTTTCGTCAACAAAGACGATTGTTTTTGTTACAGACCCACCGCTGTTACCAATAGTACGACCGACAGCGGTCTGGTTAGCAGTGGAGTCAACTCTTCCGTATAAGGACATTGTACTCTCCGACGTTAATTCCGTATATTTATTTATAAAAAAAGGGGCTTATGCCCCTTTAATTATCGTGCTTTAATTGCTTCTTCTACTTTATGAAGAAGTCTATCGTCCATGTCGGTCTTGGTTAGTTTGACTGCCTTCTTCAGGATGATCAAACATACTTCGATCAACTTCTCACCCAACTCTTCATTATCAGGAATTTTATCTACAGCATCGGTAATGATTTTTGATGCTAGTGGAAGCAGAAAGGATAGCATGATTAGTTACCAAACGGGTCTAATCTATATATGCTCAGTCAAACCTAGATGCGTGTTTCGCCATAGATTGCACTTCCTTCTTTTCTTTAGAAGTGTAACCCTTAGTAGCAATACGAGTAGAAGCTTGACGGATTCTCCTGTCTTGTGTTTGAGCAGGAGTCTCTTTCTGACCCTTCACCTTCTTACCAGTGCGCTTAGCACCAGGGAAGTTTTTCTTATGTGCTTTGTGCTCAGGTGTCTTGGTAATGTCGAGTTTCTTACCAGTCTTTTTCTCATGTGCATCAAGCACATCCTGACGCTTTTTTACAGCGTCAAGAGACTTTTTTGCATCTTCTGCTCTACCCTCATTAAATTGCCCAAAGGTCAAGAGCGAGGTTTCAGTTTCTGCGACTTCTTCTGTGCTTTCTTCTGAAACTTCTTCTTGACTGACATAGGCTTGTTCTCCCATAGAATTTGCTTTACCTTCAACAGATCTCT